AGACCAAGGTAGCAACCCGCATTCTTGGTTACAGTCAAGAAATAGCGGTAATTTAGGTGCAAACTATGCTATAGCTCTAAACCCAAATGGGGGCAATTTAGGTTTAGGGACTGTAAGTCCTGATGGTCAGTTTCACATAAAAGGAGTAACTAATAAAACTATAAAACTTGACAGAGATTTCTCTTCAGGTGAAGCAACTGCTTTAGCAATTGCAAGAAATGGAACTGATAAATGGAGGTTGTTTCAACCTGCTGATGACAGTTATATTAGTATGTATAACGATCAAGATAGTGCTCATCAGTTTAAGCTTCATAGTAATGGAGCAATCTCAGCACCAGAACAACCTGGAGCTAGACTAGGATTACCATCAAACCAAACAATTGGTACTTCGTGGCAACTTTTAAATTTTAGTGATACAAGTTCAACCTATTTTATGTATAACATAGGATTGACTTTGTCATCTGGCAACATAACTGTGCCTACTGCTGGAAGATATTTTATAGCTGCTCAGTTTAGAACAGAGGCAGCTCCTTTTTCTCCTGCCTCACAATTTGGGATTTATATCAATAATGCAGCATCAGGCGGAAGTTACACTCAAGTTGTAAGACTATATATTGATGATAATGCAGTACCAGAATATGAACACGCTCCACCACTTCAAGGTATTTTTGACCTTGTTGCAGGAGCAAGGATTGAAGTGAGAGCAATGGCGGGAAGTGCTAATAATTTTGTATTAAGTAGCACAAGTAATACAGTAAATCATTTATCAATAATTAAAATGGCGTAAAATAAATTATGGCTAACACTAAAATAACATCAGCAAACTTAGATACGCTAACAACTCTTGTTGTTGATGATATTACTATTGATGGATCTACTATTTCTGATTCAGGCGATCTTACGCTTGATGTGGGTGGAGACATTATTCTTGATGCAGCTGGTGGCGATATTATTCTTAAAAATGATGGTAGCACAAACGGAAATATAGTTTTAGGAGATGCTACTAACCCTACTGTAAAAATTACATCTAGTTTTGACATCATTCTTGATAGTGCATCAGATATAACACTTGATGCTGATGGTGCAGATATTAGACTCAAAGATGCAGGAAATACTTTTGGAGTTCTTTCCTCTAGTGGATCAGATCAATTTGTTTTACAAGCAGGAACACAAGATAAAGATATAATTTTTAAAGGCAATGATGGTGGGTCTGTAATAACTGCCCTTACACTAGATATGTCTGATGGTGGTAAGGCTATCTTTGGTTCTGCTGCACAATTTGCTTCTGATATTAGCATTGAAGCTGCTAGTGGTAACCCATCACTTACTATAAAAACAGCAGGAACAGGCAACAACCCTCATATTAATTACAGAGCAGGAGACAACACAGTTTTTGATAACATGGGTGTTTTTTCTGCATCTACTGATTATTGGAGAGTTGCATATGGCTCATCAGGCTCGGCTTCTACAGAACTTCTAAAGGTTGAGTCCACAGGACATATAGATGTAGCAGGAATTATTGATAACACTAGAGATAATGGAAATGTATCAGCACCAAATAATTCTGACCATACAGCAGGTACAAGAATTAAGTTCTTTGATAATAGTGCAGACGTTTGGTATGCGATTGGAATTGCAGGTAATACTATGTGGTTCAAGTCAGATGATGAATATGCTTGGTACGATGGTGCTTCTAATGCTGTAAAAATGAAACTTGATGCCAATGGTGACTTATCAAGACCATATGGAATTTACGCTAGAGGATTTTGGAATAAAGCAGGTGTAGGCTCAGTTAATAGTGGCACAACAGCAATTTATAACAATAACAACAGAATAACTATTTCAAGTGGTAAAATCTATGTGCCAGTAGCAGGTAGGTATCTTGTTCATGTACAAGGTTTGGACAACAGTTCTAACTCAAGTTTTGATACAAGAATACAACATAATGTCACTGGTTCAAATGATGCCTTTCTTGCAGATTTGAGGCTAGGCAATAATGGTGGTGGTACTCATGGAAGTAGTAGTGCAACATCAATAGTAGATATGGCAGCTAATGACTATATACATATTTTAAGATTAAGTGGTACTCAATATTCTGGTGCAAGTAGTACAAGTCCACATAATTCATGGTTTATAACATATTTAGGATAGGAGAATAATATGGCAAATAAAGTAGAGTTAATTAAAAATTTTTCAAAGGAGCTTACTGAGTTTGAAGCTATTTTGTATATGCACCATTTCGGTGATGCAGAAGATTGGTTTAAAGATTTTATTTCTGCAAACTGTCAACAATATATTGATGAGTGCTACGAGTGTGCTAAACAAGACTTGCTAGATGCAGGACATGAAATGGTTCCTGCTGACAAAAAGGCTTGTATTGAAATGGCTTGGAAAGAGGGAGTGTTGAAATTAGGTGCTGAAAGATTTTTAATTCCAGAGGAAAATAGAATAGAAAATGAGTGATCCAATAACAGGAGCGGAGTTAGAGAATGGCTAAAACAAAAGTACATGGTGAATATTTAGATCCTTCAGTAATATCTGGACAAACCCAGGTAACGGCTGTTGGAGCTGACTCTGTACTTATTCTTGATGCGACAGACAATGCATTAAAGAAAGCTCTACTTTCTGATGTTATTGAAACAATAGATGGTGGTGCACCTACTTTTACAACCGCAACTATCTCTGGATCAAACCCAGTTTTAAACATAGCTAGAACTTCAAATTACACTTATAAGATAGGAAGTCTTGCTAATGACACTTTTGCAATTCAATCAAATGAAACATCAGATGCTTCTTATGCATCGTTAATTGAAATAGATTCTTATGCACACCAAGGTAGCGGTCCAGCGATCAAGGTGGACAGCAGCGGAAATGTGGGGATAGGGGGAAGCCCTGGAGCAAAGTTAGATGTGAATACTGGAACTGTAAACACATTGGCACATTTTCATAGTACAGACGATAACGCCTTTATAGAGCTTAAAGACGATGACACTACAGGGTACATAGGAGTACAAAACGACTATGTTTATGTTGGTGGAGCTCCTTCTACAAACTCACAAAACATAGTTATACATAAAACAACTGGAAATGTAGGGATAAGATGGACTGCCCCAACAGCAAGACTAGGTATTTTACAAAATGGATCTACAACTCCAGGCATGAATATAACAGATGGGGCAACAGCAGATTTTAGAGTATTTGCAGGTTATGTTTCTGGAGTGACAAGAATCGGAACTAGTGCAGGACATTTAGCTATAGATACAGGCGGAACGGAGAGAGCCAGGCTAAAATCTAATGGAAATTTTGGCTTGGGAACTACGGATCCAGATGAAAATCTAACAATCGCAAGTGCAGCACCAACAATAAAATTTGTTGATACAGATGGTACAGAACAAAATACTATAGTAAAACAATCAGGCGGTAACTTTTTTATAATAGCAAGAAATGGTAATGACAATGCTGGTATTGCTTTTATGGGTAATGGTGGAGGAACTACTGATGAATATGCAAGATTCCTTGCTAATGGGAATTTAGGTCTAGATGACACCTCACCAATGAGTAAAATCCAAGTTGGTACTCCTAACAGCATGACGGCTTCTCATTATGGCAGAGCTGAATATGCAGGACTCAACTTAACAATACCTAATAGCGTAGGTGCAGCAAATCAAATTATATTCTCAAATGCAGCAGCAGAGTCATACGGATATGGTGGTCTTGGCATGGTCATGACAAGTGGATCTGGTGTTGGTTTGGCAGACATGGTAACTACCATAAAAACAACAGGATCTAATGCAGTAGCAATAGAAAGACTTAGAATTTTCGCAGAGGATAGACCCAAGTATTCATTTGGTACAACTGGTACAGGGGTCAATGATGGACCTGCTATATTTGCTGCAAGTACATCTCCATCTAATAACACCCATCTTTGGTTTCATTTTTTAGAGGCTAACAACCATGGATCAGCTGCTGGTATAAAAGTTGGTGGTCTTTTAGCTTCATCCACTTATGCTTTAGCAAGTCCCTCTAGAGGAAATATTTATGCACAAGGAAATGTTTCTGCTGCAACTTTCACGGATAGAACACCTTATCCAACATCACTACAACTTGCAAAAGATGTAATTAATTCACACCAAAGACGAAGTGAAGAAGAAATAACAAGAATGGCTACAGAACAATTTAATAAAGTACAAGAAGAATCGGATATGCCACAACCTGAAAGGGAATCACTAAGCCTTGAAGAGTTTTTAGACAAACATAAAAAAGAATACGAGTTAGACCACAGCGTATTACATGATTATGTTAACGATACTGAATATGCAGAAAATGGCATAGAAGGCAGAGATGCATCTGCTACAATTTCTTGTTTAGTAGAAGTTGTAAAAGACTTAATGCAAAGATTGGAGACTTTAGAGAATGGCTAATACTAAAATAACATCAAATGAAAAATGCATAAGAGGTTAACAAATGAGTGATCCAATAACAAAATCAGTAGTAGGTATAGCTGGTAACGTACTAAATAAGTTCGTTGCTGACAAGAACCTTAAAATGCAACTTGAGCATGAGCTCAAGACACAACTACAAACTGCTAATCTTGCACAGATAGAAGTAAACAAAATCGAAGCTGCAAGCACAAGTTGGTTTGTTGCTGGCTGGAGGCCAAGCGTTGGCTGGGTCTGTAGTTTGGCCATGTTATACCACTTTATTATTGCACCTATGATGCAGTTTTTCCTTAATGTTATTGGCATACAAGTGCAATTACCGGAGTTTGATTTTAGTCAATTATCAACTATACTTATGGCTATGCTCGGAATGGCCGGTCTTAGGACATACGAGAAGAAAGAAAAAGTAACAAAAGGCAATTAATAAGGAGTATTTATTATGTCAGATTCAAATCAAGGTCAAACAATTGACCGTCTAAACTTTAATGGAAAAGAATATATGATTGCAGATTTAACTGATAGAGTTAAAGCTGGTATTAATGTTCTTTTAAAAATTCAACAAGATTTAAATAATCTATCTCAAGAAGTTCGTATTCAACAAGCTGCGCAAACAGAGATTACAAAGCAAATAACTGAAAACATAAAAGAAGATAAAATAAAAGAAATTGAGCCAGCTGAAACTAAAGTCGTAGATGAGCAAATGGAAGCTGCTCATGACATCATAGAGTCTGAAGACAAGTGAGCTGGAAGTACTTTACTGAAGACGAAGTAAAGTGCAAACACACTGGTTTGTGCGCAATGGATGATGACTTTATGCACAAACTAGATATAATACGAGAAGAGGTTGGATTTCCGTTAATTATCAATAGTGGATATCGACATGAAACCCACCCTATCGAAGCTGCAAAAAGCAAGCCAGGAGCCCATTCTTCGGGCAAGGCCGTAGATATACGAGTGCGAGGACAGGATGCCTTAAAATTAATTGAGGTAGCTTTGAAGAATGGCATAACGGGACTTGGAGTCAAGCAGCATGGGGAGTCTAGATTTATTCATTTGGATACTCTTGAGGCCGAACCTAATAGACCTAGGCCTTGGATATGGAGTTACAAGTGAATGAGAATGGCAAAAGATTAGAAAAAATAGAAGATAAGCTGGACAAACTGTCCGAAGCTGTAGTTTCTATTGCGCGTATCGAAGAGAGAGTTACAACAGTCTTAAAACAAAATGACCGATTGTTTTCAAACTTTGAAAAGCTTGAACTCCGTGTAGATAAGGTAGAAAACCAAGCAAACATAAATGCAAAGACTGTAAGTGTTACTGAAAGGTTCATCTGGATTGTACTCTCCGCAATAGTAGCGGCTATAATGTATAATTTAAGATGAAGCTATGGCATATTACAAACTCATTAATTTTTCGGGGATAGCGCCCCAAATTTCCCCAAGGCTACTGGATGATACAGTTGGCCAAACTGCAAATGATCTAGATTTAGATAGAGGAGTTCTTACTCCAATAACTGAAAACTCACAAACTCAAGCATTAACTTCATCAGGTAGAACTAGTATCTACTATTACTCATATGCTGGTAGTAATTACTGGTTAGAATGGACCGAGGATGTAGATGTTCAACCGGGGCCCATTGCTGATGATTCGTTGTCTAGGATCTATTGGACAGGAGAAACCTTTCCTAGAATGGCACCAGGCGACGTTGTAGCAGCTTCTGGGTCAGGTAGATATCCAAGAAACTTTTATAGGTTAGGTATTCCCGCTCCAACAGCAGCTCCTAATATTTCAGTTACAGGAACAGACGACGGAACTACTACTCAGTACAGCACCGCGTATGTATATACATTTGTGTCTGCTTACGGAGAAGAGGGGCCGCCTTCACCTGTTACAGCTGTAGTAAATAAAGTAGATGCTCAGTCTGTCACTATAAGTGGTTTAGAAACTTCAGCAGGATCAGGGGCAGGTAGAACAAACACTAACTTAGCAAAAAAACGAATTTATAGATCTAATACTGGTTCTAATACAACAGCATTTCAGTTTGTAAAAGAAGTTACATTGGCTACAGCATCAACTACAGATAGTGTAACCAATGCAAGTTTAGGTGAACTTATACCATCTACTTATTGGATTGCACCGCCAGACGAACAAACTTCTTTATATCCAAATGGGCAAATGAAGGGTTTGACTGCATTACCTAATGGTATTTTTGCAGGGTTTACTGGTAAGCGTATATGTTTTTCTGAACCGTTTTTGCCTCATGCATGGCCTGTTGCTTATAGAACTACTTTAGAAGATAACATTGTGGGAATTGGTACAACAGGAAATGGTCTATTTGTAGGCACAGAAGGTAATCCATATTTTATACAAGGTGTGGATCCACAATCTATGACTTCTATACGTATAGAAGCAGCACAAGCTTGTTTGAGTAAAAGGTCTATGGTTGATATGGGGCCATATGTTATTTATGCGTCTCCAGACGGATTAGTTGCTGCAGCTGGTACTGATGTAAGAGTTGCAACAGAAGGGATAATTACTCCAGAACAATGGCAAGCAGATTTTTATCCATCAACAATACAAGGCTTTTTATGGCAAGGTAAGTATGTAGGGTATTACGCCAGTGGTTCAAACTTTGGGGGATTTATATTTGATCCTAGAGGTGGTAAAAATGCACTTACTACACTTACCCAAACTTCTTCTACAAGTACAAAAGGTGGACACACAGACCCTGATACAAACGAATTGTATGTAATCGAAGGAAGTAATGTAAAAGAGTTTCAAGGTAGCACTACAAATGAATCACTTACATTTAAGACAAAAGAATTTGTACCTAGTAAGCCAACTAAAATGGCTTTTGTAAAAATAGAAGCGGAAGCCTATAGTGGAAATGGTATTACAGTAAAAGTATTTGGAGATGGTAGTTTGTACTACAACGCTACAATTACAGCTTCAGGTAGTTCTTTTAGTGTAACAGGTGCTACTCCTAGTTTTAGTGCAACTACAATATCTGAACCAATTCTTAGATTACCCTCTGGTATTTACAAAACATACTCTATTCAAGTAGAGGGGGCACATACAATCAATGAGATTTGTATTGCAGAGTCTATGGATGAACTAAGGGGTGTGTAATGGCTACGTCGGGAACAAAAGTACCGTCTATAGTATCTGTACCTAGTAGAATAGACCCACAATTAAAAAACCACATGGTTTCTATTCAAGAAGCCTTAGAGATAAGATTAGGACGTAGGGGAGATCCAAGAGATAGGGCAATAACTTTAAGAGAACTTATTGATTCTGGTTTAGCTGAAGAACTTTTAGATAATCCTTTTGATCCTAATGCTGGAACGGGGGTCGTGGACTTTAAACCACGTACTGTAACCGATACTACAATACCGCCTGTACCTACTGGAGTCAGTGCTTCAGCAGCTTTTACAACAGTAGTTGTATCTTGGGATGCCCCACAGTTTGGTAATTTTGCATTTGCGGAGATATATAGAGGTACAAGTAACGACGTAAGTGCCGCTGTTTTAGCAGATACAACAACGGCTAATGTTTGGTCAGACTCTGCAGATTACAATCAAACATTCTACTATTGGGTTAGATTTGTATCTACTTCAGATATAAGAGGGCCATTTGCTAATTCTGTAAATGCTACGACTGCTATAGATATAGCAGCGGTTATGACTAGTTTGAGTCAAACTTTAGCTGACTTGCCTGGGTACTCTGCAATTACTAATTTAGTTACACAAGGGGCAGGAGAAGTTATTAGGAGCTCATCTGCTCCAACTACTAGAGGTGACGGAAGTAGTGCTATAACTGCAAATGATCTTTGGTTTGATACCGATGATGGTCAAGTTTATTGGAGAAACGCTGCAAATAATGCTTGGGTGGCGGGGCGAGATGCTACGTTAGTTAACTTAGTAGGTACTAGTAGTTTTACAGGCTCTACTTTAACTGCAGCTACAGCTTCAGCGCAACAAGATATTATTACGGTAACTAATCAGTCTAATGCAATTGCTACAGACCGTGGTACTTTATTAGCTAGTTTAAACTCTTCTAATAGTCGTTCAGATACTTCTTTAGCAGCAGCTATTGCGCATGAACGAACTGTTAGAGTTAGTGCCGAGGGCGCGAATGCAACTTCTATTTCTAGTTTAACTACTACTGTTGGTCAAAATACTACGAGTATTACTAGTGTATCAAATGCAGTTATAGATGGAACTTCTGCTAGAGCGGCTCATGGACTTTCAGTTAATGCGAATGGTGCCATTGCTGGTATGTACCTAATTGCTGATTCGAGCAATAATTTACAAAACAATACTAGTAGTTCAAATATAATTTTTGAAGCAAGTCAGGTAACTATTCGTAACCCACATGGTAATAACATTGTGCCATTTACTGTACTCACAAGTACCGATGGTAGTGGTAACCCAGCGGGTGTTTATATAGACACCGCTTTTATAAAAAATGGTGCTCTTGCTAGTGCGCAGATTGGGTCTTTATCTGTAGATAAATTATCAGGGAGTTTTGCTACTTTTGCTAGTGTTATGACTGGTACTTTAAGTGGTACTCACATAACTGCAAATACACTTACGCTAAGTCAATTAAATTTTGATAGCACAAGCGGAAATGCAGTTATTACTGTCAGTGGTAGTGGCTCTAGTGCTATCTTAACTATAAGAAGTGGTGGGGTTGTAGTTGATATGATTGGAGCTAACCAGATTGGAAAGATATCTTCTATTGATAATCTTAATCAATCTTACACTCAAGCTAGTGTTAATATGAGTAGTTTTACTAGTTCATCGCCTCATCACCTTTTCACAACTACAGATAAGTTTGGTTTTCCTACGGGTACTACATATATGGGAGGATCTTCCTCTGGGCAAATACAGTTAAACGTACTAGGAAGTACTATTAAAGAAAGTGGTACTTATGTAGTTACTGTTATGATGCAAACTTCTGGAAGCTCTACTAGTAGTAGTCGATCTGGGTTTGCAGTAAATATAACAGAAAGCACAAGTAGTAGCTCTGTAAGCACAAACCATGCTACTAGCTATTTTAGTTTTTCTACTGGAGAAATGACAGGGAATGATGGTTTGCATTTCCCGCCAAAAATTAGGCAAGAGCAGGTAAATTTTGTCGCAGGACGTAGTTATCAAATTGCTGGTTTTTTCTACGGCAGGGGGATAGGTAATCCTCCAAGTGGTGGTTCACCTACTGTTAGTTCTTACATAAATATTGCAAGGTTAAACAGAGTATAATGAGTAATTTAGAAGCAGGTAAAAAATATACTAGATATAAAACTGCAACTGGTGAAATTACAGGGCAGTTTGGTGCTAGTGGTAATGATCAACCATTTTCTAATTTTGTAGGAGATGACGAAAGTTATATAGAAGGAGAATACTTAGCAACACATTACAAAATAGTAAATGGAGCTGCTGTTACAGTAGGTGTATCTAAACTAAGAGAGCAAGCTATATCTGAAATGAAGGCAGAACGAAGAGATAGGCTATATGAGTCGGACTGGACACAGGGAGAAGATAGCCCTTTATCAACAGAGAAAAAAGCAGAATGGGCAACTTATAGACAAGCACTGCGAGATTTACCAGATTCACACACTAATATAATAAACATCGATGATGTAGTTTGGCCGGAGGAACCTGAATAATGGCATACACAAGAGAATTAGTAACAACCCTAACAGATAGTGATTATGACAGGCTGTACTCAGAAGAAAGTGTAGACGAAACACAAATGTCTAGTCTTTTAGGATGTGCAGAAAATGAAGTTAAAGATAGAATAAAAGCTATATATCAATCAGCAATAGCTGATGATGATAAGTATTTAGTTGGTATTTTTGAAGATGAATTATTAATAAGACTTATAGCATGTTATAAAGTCTATGAATATGATAATCAGCAGAGAAGTAAAACTGGGTTAATGCTTACTGCTAATAATAGTGCTAACAGTAAAAGTTGGCAGTATGATAGCGCAATGGCTACTTCTATAACCCCTACTGCTGAAGCTTTTCATGTGCAACAAGGGTCTATAGGTTTAATTATAGAAGCTAAAGGTAGGGGCATGTATGATTCTTTAGTAGCTGGTGGGGGAGCAATAGGCAATCTAATTGAAATATCTCCTTGGAACTCACAAACTAACGAAGCAAAATTTGTTTCAGATTTTGGCTTTGACTAAAAAATAGAGTAAAATTTAACTATGATTAACAGACCTATAAATCACAAAGAACCACATACGTATAAAGATATTTGTACTAAAAAGTATTCTACTGTTCCAAATCATGATGGCTCAGTGCCAGGAGAGGGCCCGAATAAAAACTTTGTTGATACAAAATCTCATCGTAAATTTAAAAACACTAAAGCGGAGTATTAATATGGCGTATTCATATGGCCCAAAAAAGAAAAAGAAAGGCATGACTAAAAAAGCCAAGCCTATGAAAATGAAAGGCTACGGCAAAAAGAAGAAGAAGTGAAGAAACTATCTCCTAAACAAAAAAAACTTGCTAGAGCTGCTAAGCCTCGTAATCGTATTACAGGCGCAGATTTTAAAGCTCTAAAACGTAAGAAAAAAAGGAAAAAGTAAATGCCTAGTAGGTTAGAAATTCTGTACGCACAGAAAGAGAGCCTTATTGGCCAACGCGCACAGATTACTTTAGATTTAGAAGTCTTTTTAGAGAACCCAAACTCTATTCCAGAACATACTGCTTACAGCGTAGAAATAGATAAGTTTGTTGGTGTAATAGCAGAAATTAATGATAAAATAAAAGTAATTGATTTTATGATTAAAAAAGGAGAAATCGATGGCGAATAGAATAAAGATGGGTCCTAAGAATAAAATGATAGGCGATATGGAAGTAGCAGAGTTTCAAATGAAACCAAATGTTCCTAACAGCGCTAATGACAAAATGATGGATCCAATGCAACAAAAGAAAATGGAATTAGGCATGATGCCGTCTATAGGTGAATCTATGGACACTTATAAATCATATTAAGGAGTAGATATGTCAATTATAATTAGTTCAACTACTAGTGGAGATAAAGACTTAGTTTGGGAAAAAGACGAAAAAGGTAATCACACAATTACTCTTTACCAACTACCTAAAAAGGGAGATGGCGAACCTAAAAAAATTAAGTCTATGAGTATTAAAGATGGCTAGAATGAAGAAAAAACCTTCAATGAAGGCAAAAAAAGTCTTAACTAAAAGACAAGAAGCTGCTATGAAAAGGCACTCAAAACATCACACACAGGCCCACATGAAGTTTATGAAAAGACGTATGCTCATGGGAGACACCTTTAGGGCCGCACATAAAAAAGCGCAGAATAAAGTAGGCAGATAATCATGGCTCGTAATTATCGTTCTGAATACGATAACTACCACTCTAGCCCTGCCCAAAAGAAAAGACGAGCTGCTAGGAACAAAGTGCGTAGAAAAATGATGCGCGCTGGTAAAGCAAAAAAAGGTGATGGTAAAGATGTACATCACATTGACGGAAATCCTCTGAATGATTCTCCAAAAAATATTAGAATGGAATCTAAGAAGTCTAATAGGTCATTCCCTAGAACGAGAACATCTCGTAAAAAAAAGGTAAAATGAAATGATTAATAACGGAGAAAACTATGCCAAGAGCAAAGAAAAAAACTACCAAAAAGAAGGGTGCTACACCTACTAACAAAGCTTTATACGCAAGAGTAAAAGCTGAAGCTAAAAGAAAATTTAAAGTATATCCGAGTGCATATGCAAATGGCTGGTTGGTACGTACTTACAAAAAGCGAGGGGGCGGCTATAGGTAATGCCTGCAATAGAGCTAAACGAATACTATATAGAACTTATAGGGTTTTTAATAACTCTATTGGTTGGTCTTGGTATTAAGGACTGGGCTGGAAGTTTTATAAAAGGTTTAGCTTTTCGTTTTAGTGGTGCTTTTAAAGAAGGAGATAGAGTTCTTTTAGATAATGAGCCTGCTATGGTTGTTAAAATTGGTTTAACTGAAAGTGTATTTGGCATATATTCAGAAGCTGGATATACTTGGAGGTACATACCTAACCAAAGGATCCCTATGTTAAAATTAGCTAAAGTAGTAGATCCTGAGTTACATCCCGATACAAGGGAAGAAAAAGCACGTAGGATAAAAGACTTATTAGAAAAAGATGGCGAGTAGAAAACCAACAGGAGGACTAACAGCCTGGTTCGGCAAAGGTAAGAAAGGCGACTGGGTAGATATTGGTGCGCCTAAGAAAAAAGGTAAGTTTCAAGCTTGTGGTAGAAAATCTGCTAAAGGTAAAAGTAAAAGAAAGTATCCGAAGTGCGTACCAAGATCCACGGCCAAACGTATGACAGCTGCACAAAGAAAGAGTGCAGTAGCTCGTAAACGTAGAGCAGGTAATCCAGGCGGTAAGCCAACTAATGTTAGGACTTTTGCAGAAAAGAAGAGAAAAACAACACGTAGACGTAAGAAGTAATGGCAAGAAAAGCAGGTTTTACTGTTGTAAAACACCAACCAGTAACTGGAGCAAGGGGGAAGAAAACTTCTAT